ACTATGATTAGATTTACAGAGAAGAAGCTAGGCCAAGTCCTAGAAAATGCTAAGTACTACCGAAGCGGTATTCGCTCGGATTACGACAGGCTGAGTGTTGACCTAGAAGAGGTGTATAGAGCGTACATTACCGAAGGGCTTATGCGTCAGTTTAACGCAGACCTCAGCTACGAGACAGAGAAGCATCTAGAGAACACTATTTACTCTGTTCATAAGCTAGCCTTTGTTGATGCGGTTAAGTGGACTAAGCGTGCGAAGCGCAACGTTCAGTTCCAAAATATAGAGGATTACGTTGAGGGTGCTACTAATGCTTACGAGCATACTAACCTAACCCTACCCGAAGGACTCAAGTACGAAGACGTTGACTTCACTAAGCGCGATGAGATTGACGTTAAGCTAGAGGCTGTTATGGATATTCTAACACCTACAGAATATAAATACCTAGACTACAGGTTGAACGGGCAACGTAGTATCTCAGAGGTCGCTACCGCTTTGGGCTTGTCGAAGGAGAATGTTTATGACTTACTAGACGCTATTAAGCGCAAGTGTAAGGACTTACGCTCAGGACACGACGCGAAGCAGTGGACACCATACGGCGAGACAGACTACAGAAATAATTTAGAATTATTTTTTCTGTCCGAATGGGCTGATAATGAGTACATTGGAGCTATTTCTACAAATACTTTTATAAAAGATGTTGAAGACTTGCAGGAATCGTAGTGCAAACGTCGTATTAAAGAGTGTACGATGTTACGTACTGAGTTAGAAACTATATAAGTTAGAACTTGAGTAGAAGCCCTTTAGGGGCTTCTTTCAGTTAGGACTTGAGGATATTCTATAGTATAACAAAAACAAAACATATGACATACACAGAGAATTACTGCGTAAGGACACGCTCAGGCGACTATCTTACCACGAAGGGTACTTGGGCACAACTCAGCGGCAAAACCGCCTATTACGACGACCTATTCGCGGCTAAGGAAGCGCTAAGTGCAAAGCGCAAGGGCTACATAGTAGCAAACGTAGTTAGGAACTCAGGAGTTAACAACCTAGTATCTTATTCACACACTGAAGAAGTAATCAATTAAACAATTATATATGAGTAATTTAAACAGCGCACTAATAGCAGTGCAATCGGAGCTAAAGGCTCCTAAAAATCAGCGCAACAACTTCGGTAAGTATAACTATCGTAGTGCTGAGGATATCCTCGAAGCGGTTAAGCCGTTACTAAAGGCGAACGGATTGTCAATGACTATCAGCGACTCAGTTGAGGAGCTAGGCGGTATGGTTGTTATCACCTCGAAGGTGGTTGTAAGCGACGGCACTAACGCTGTCGAAGCGACTGCACAGGCAGGCGTTGACCCTAACCGCAAAGGTATGGACATCGCTCAGTCTTTCGGTTCTTCTAGCTCTTACGCTCGTAAGTATGCAATGAACGGAATGTTCCTTATTGACGACACTAAGGACGCTGACGCTTCTAACGACCATAAGCCGAAGGCGGCTATGAAGCCAATACCTAACGCGAAGCAAATTGAGTCTATGAAGGCTGCTGTTGCCGCAGGTAATGTAGATGCTGTTAAGGCCGCTTTAGACTCTAAGTACAACGCGTCAGAAGCGATGCGTAAGGATATCTTAGGATAGTGATTACAGGAAGCACATTAACTACAGAGGTCAACGCTGAGGTACTTGAGGAATACAAATTCCCTGAGTCCTCAGTGAACTTCCTAATCGACGAATTGTACGGAGAGGAGTTGACAGACAATGCTGAAGACGCTTTATCTGTAGCGGGTATATACGAGTCTGCACTATTGCAGTCTGTTGTATTACACACGCTAGAAACAGTTAGAGGAGCCGAACGCAGAGGTTTGCTTGACGAACTTACAATGAAGGAGTTAATCGAAATAGTCTATACAGATGTCGGAATTAATTTTTAGTAACCACAGAATAGCCGAAGAATTAGGGGACGACAAGTTCTACTTCGCGGACAAGACAGCACTAAGCAACTCTATGCTGAGTTACCTAGACGAGTCGCCTACCAAGTTCGATTTGTATATGAAGGGCAAATGGTCAAGTCCAAGTCAAACTTACTTTGACATTGGAAGCGCCGTCCATAGTATGTACCTCGAAGGGGTAGATAACAGAATGCTAGTTGAAGGGACTAGAGCTAGCAAGGCTTACAAGCTAGCGAAGCAAGAAAATCCCGACAAGCTAGTAATGCCTGCAACAGACTATAACCTAGTCGATAGTATGGTAGATAAGCTACACAAGGTTCCTGAACTTCAGGAGTTTGTGGGTAGGTTTACAGAGAGGCAGCCTGAGTTGGCCGCTACAGCTATGGTCACTACACCCTCAGGCAACAGGATTGCGGTGAAGGGCAAAGGTGATATGCTATTGAGCGACGGGTTCAGCGCTCCTACTCTGTTAGACCTTAAGACCTCTTCAAAGGGGCTGAGTGATTGGAAGCGCAATGCGTGGTACGGAAGTTACCCACGCCAAGCGTATATGTATTCTCAGTTATTCGAAGCGTCAGAGTTTCACTTTGCAGTGATAACCAAGACCTTCCCTTACGAAGTAGGTATATTTAAAGCGACCCCTGAGTTTTTAGCTAAGGGGAAGAAGATGTTTGAAGATAGCGTCCTTAAGTACGAACACTTATTCATAGACGGTAACTACAAACCTTACAGCGCAACAGTAGGAAACATTTAATAACAACAATTGGTGACGACCTTAAACTAGCAGACGTGCAACACAGATTTATGAGCGACAAGATTTACGTAGGGAAAGCAAAAGGTATTACTACTAAGTTTGGACAGATTACTAAATTGTCCTTTGGGCCGAACGACTTTGAGAAGTTGAACGAGCACAAGAACGCAGCGGGTTGGGTTAACCTCGAAATCCTTTCAGGACGTGACGGAAACCCTTACGCACAGATTGACAACTTCAAGCCAACCGCACAGGGTGGCGCACCTAAGGCAGCACCTGTTAATCAGGAAGCACCTTCGGACGACTTGCCGTTCTAATACGGCTTTAGAGTGTATGGTACATAGTCTTATGCTAGGTTGGGGTTCGATTCCCCAACACTCTCCTAATTTTAAATTATATATATGGCTAGAGATTTAATACGGCTACAGGCACACGCTGACTTACAGACAGTTTGTGACTTAGCAATCAAATGGTCTGAGAAATCGTCAAACCCTGAGATTATCGAAATGAAGGAAGCGGTGGCTAGGATTATTAATTGGACTATCTATCTAGAGCAACAGCACTCAACATTCGACGCTATCATTAACAAGGCGCTCGAAGAGAAGCACAAAGCACTAGACGAACTAAAAGAATTGAATAAGGTTAAGGAAGAGTTGGCTGTAGCTAACGCACAATTAGCTAAGTTCTACTCATAAAAATATAAAAGGGCAAATATGAGAAACAATGTATTTCAGTTAGGTGATGTCAAGGACAGCCTAATGAGTCTACGGACTAACGGAGTTAAGCGCGGTGAGTGGGTAGGTTTACCAACGCTTTCAGAATACTACTCAATGAAGAAGGGGTCAACCACATATATTTATGCGGGCGCCCACGCAGGTAAGTCACAATTTACTTGGGAAATGATTATGAACGTCGCGCAATACAGCGGTTGGAAGTTCGCTATCTACTCTCCTGAGACAGGTTCACCCGCTGAGGTGTTTAGTGAGTTGCTGTGGGTTTACTTACGTAAGCCGTTCTTAGCATTCGATGAGATATGCGCTACTGACGAAGAGGTCAAGAACGCTATAGAGTTTGTTGAGAAGCACTTTTTTATTATTGACAGCGGACTAAACAGTTTGACTATCGAAGGGTTCTATACCGCAGTTGGTGAGCTAGAAGAGTCTACAGGACTCAAAATGGACGGCTGTGTTATTGACCCGTTCACCGAGCTTACCACTGACGTTATGTCAGGGCAACGCGAAGACCTCGCAATCGGTACGGTATTAACTAAGGTTCGTAAGTACAGCGCCGAGCATAGGGTTCACACCATTATCTCAGTTCACACTAAGTACATTCAGTCACGTATTCAGGACGGCATATCATTTATACCTAAGCCTACATACAATGACATTGCGGGTGGACAGATGTGGTCACGTAAGGGAATGATGATGATTAGCGTGTGGCGATGTCCGTTCGGAGTCAACGACCCTAACGGAGTACCTTACGAAGCAAACCAAGTTGAGATTACAATTACTAAGGCCAAGCCTAAAATTGTAGGTAAGCTAGGAACGGTCACTATGTTCTACGATAGACTAAGCAATAGATACTACGAGAAGAACAGCGACGGCAGTAAGCAGTACGCTATCAGCAACCCCGCGAATGCTCCTAAGGAGCCTGAGCAGTTAATGATACCAACACCACCGCCACCTGAGGCTAGTCCCTCAGAGGCATTTGAATCAGGAACACAATTAGAAATTAAGTAAACTAAAAGAAATGGGAAAGAAGAAGCAGAAGGAATCACGTCCACGATTGAGTGGCGCGAAGAAAACAAACCACGACTACTTCAATAACGACACGAACCGCGTATTGGTTATCGGTGACATTCACGCTCCATTTGACCTTAAGGGTTATCTAGAGTTCTGTCAAGAAACCTACGAGCGATACAACTGCAACAAGGTTGTGTTTATCGGTGATGTTATTGACAATCACTACAGCAGTTACCACGAGACTGACGCCGACGGTATGGGCGGTGGAGCTGAGTTGGCTTTCGCTATTAAGAAGTTAGCACCTTACTACAAGGCGTTTCCTGAAGCGAAGGTTATGTGGGGTAACCACGACAGACTAATTATGCGTAAGGCTCAGACAGGTGGTATACCCGCTGAGTGGATTAAGTCTATGAGCGAGGTTCTACAAGTTCCTAAGTGGGAGTTTATGTACGACTACTACCTAGACGGTGTTCGCTACACACACGGCGACGGCTCAGGCAAAGCGAAGAGCGCTTGCGTCCGTGATATGCAGTCGACTGTTACAGGTCACTACCACACTGACTTCTACGTCAACTACCACGTTGGTGCAAACCGCAGGGTATTTGGTATGGCTGTAGGCTGTGGTATAGACGACAGAACATACGCTATGGGCTACGCTAAAGGCGGTAAGAAGTCTGCTATCGGTTGTGGTGTTGTTCTTGACGGAACTACAGCAATCGCAGTCCCTATGAAACTAGAGGACAGGTAGTGTTAGTGTTAACGTATTACCTAGTAGTTACAGGCGTGGGAATCCTCACGTTTGTAACACTTGGGTTGATAGAAAAGTATTGGAAGGATGAAAGATAATGAAGCGAAGAGTCTAATAAAGACTAGGCAGAAGTCGTTTGCTGAACTTATCAGAATGTTCCTGAAGCTAAACGTGCCTCAGATAACGTCCTGCGAAGTCACAGACGAAGCCAACCTAGTTCTTAATGGTACGGAGTATCACCTAGACATTGACGACTACAGAGGCGTCCAAGATGCTTATGTGTTTTACAACACTAGCAATGGTAGAATTTATATTGAACGAAACGGAAAGGGCAAGGCCTACAAATTAGAGGTCAGCCTATTCGATGAGTAGAGGATAGGGGAGGGTCAAATGCCCTTACCTTCCCCTACTTCTAACCTTTTAACCAAATGAGAATGTATAGAGTAAGCACTGAAATGATGTACGCAATGTATCTCAAGGGATACGTTGACGGTATACACCAAAAAAGAGAGCCGTTCAACGGCCCTGAGGATTTATTAGAGTGGATTAGAAACTACGACGATACTACATCGTCCTTTAAAGAAAAAGAATAATGGCTAACCAAACAGCAACAGCGAAAATGGATAAGGACAAAAGCAAGCGACCTAATATCCACTCGAAGAGCAAGACTTCTAAACTTAAACAATCAAAGAATTACAGGAAGAAGTATAAAGGACAAGGAAGATAAACTTTAAAACAAAAGAGAAATGAAGAAACTATTATTAGCTCTAGTAGCTACAGCTACTCTAGCGAGTTGCTCAGACGAAGTAAAGACGCTAGGCGTTATCAATACCACTAACGGGTTCTACAAGGTGGACTTACTATCAGCCTCAGTAGCGGGTTGGGCAGGCGGTGTCAACTCTAGCGAGTCATACGAGGAGCTTTGTATCCTAGCCTTTAACTACGGTGAAATGTATACTATGACTCTAGACTCTGTTATAACCCCTGTACCTGCACTAGGATACTTATACGAGTCTAACTTCAAGTTTAGCACAGAGCTTACAGACACTTCTCTAGAGATAGGGACTGAGACTTGGTACTTAGCTAGCTTCTCTAATGGAGACGTACACATTAGCCGCTACACAGAATACAACGGAATGGGTCAAGACATTCAAACAATGGTATTAACAGAGTTATGATAGAGTTTGATTTTACCGACCTAGATTTAGATTTAACTAACGAAGACATAGGACAATAATATGAGAGACGGATATCCGAGATACACGGAAACTACCACAACAGACTACGGCACTGCGGCACAAGCAGAAGCGACAGTAGTCGATAAAGCGCAACAGCGCAAGGCCACGCCAATATACAGCGGGGTTATCAAATACTTCCCTAACGCAATGGCTGAAGTAGCTAAGTGTTCACAGGCAGGCAATGACCAACACCACCCTGACAAGCCACTACATTGGGATATGAGCAAGAGTTCTGATGAGCTAGACGCTTTAGTGCGTCACCTCACAGACCACAGCGTAGACCCTGTAGACGACGACGGGGTGTTACACCTAGCGAAGGTTGCTTGGAGAGCTTTAGCGGCTTTAGAACGCTTTAAAAGAGGCGAGAGGATATGAGTTGGAAGCGCAACGAGGACGCAATGTTCGAGTACCTGAAGCAGAACTATATACCTGACTTAAAGTACTCCGACTTAGGGGAATACAGCCCTTACGATTGCTACTCGGTTGATAAGCGCTGTGAGATAGAGTTGAAGTACAGGCATAAGCACTACCCGACTCTAATGATTGAAAAGATTAAGTACGATAAACTAATGTCGCGGGCTTCGGCTCACGGCACTGAGGCTATTTATATTTCGCAAACACCTGACGGTACGTTTGCCTTTAATTTAAGTAGAATACCCGAACCGCAATGGTTCACAAAGAAGCTACCTGCAACCTCTAATTTTGACAGACGAGAATGGATTGACAAGGTAGTGGCCAACTTAGATGTTAAACAAGGTAATAGAATTTAATTATGTTATATCTTATAATAGGCGTTATTGTTATTCACAATATCAAACTTCAATTTGAATTGAATACAATGAAAACGGTAGTAAGGGCTATGATAGAGATTATTAGCGACAAAGACGATGACTGACATTATCATTAGCGCTTCGGTAGTAGCTGTATGGAACGGCTACCTAATTTATGTAATGATTAAAGAAAGAAACAATGACTGATTGGAAAGAATTTTTTAGAACAAATATGCAGGGAATTATAGCCTGTGGAACGGGAGCATTAATTGTATCACAGAGTATAGTAGAAGGATTATTCTGCTCACTTATGTGGGGCACAATGATGTTTATTTTCGAGGGCTTCAAGTCCATTAACAAGTAATTATTAACCAAAAGATTATAGTATGAGAGCGTATGCAAAAGAAGCGATACTTGTATCACAAGGCGCAGAAGGCGACATTAAGACCTATCAGATAGTATGGGTCGACAGAAAAGGAGAGGAGCATATATCAAAGGCGTTAGGCGTTGATATGAAGTCAGCACTACAGACAGTGCTTAGAACTAAGAAGTTCGTCAAGTTATCAGGATTGCCTGAGTGGACGTGGTTCTTGGCTTATTCAGTATTCATTGGTACTTACGCTGTTGCGGCGTTTACCATAAACAGACCACTTCTAGTTACACTAGGTAGTGCTACGTTACTATTAAGTGTCAAGTTGATGTTCGACAGATACTTCCGCTATGTCAAGTAAGGGCCTAGAGGACGTGACCGTCGAGTGTTCACCTACTGTTGCCCACCTCTTGGTGAGGGAAGGGTACACTATGTGTCGTAAGACGGCTGAGAACGTGTATGTATTTAGGGTTACTAATTACAATCAGTTCTACGACAAGTTTATTAACATAGCAAACAACTTGAAAAATGGATGATGATAAAGCAACGATTTACCACGTAGGTATCCGAGTTACTTGGAAGAAGATGCGAGGTAAGTCCTACACCAATATGTGGCGAGGCTCGGAGCAAAGTCCTGTCACGGTAGTTACTAGAAACGAGACTATCGAAGATATGAATAAGAACCCTATGCTTATTAGTCAGATAATGACTTCACTAGGAGCTACGGGTAAGTCCATACAAGACTTCCACATTGTCGCTGAGTACGACAGGAAGGCGTTAGGGCGTTCTACTTTCTACGATAAGGGTGAATGATATGACCCTTGAGATACCGCTTTTAAAGCCGCCTAGTTTAAATGCTTACTACTCAGGTGGGCATTGGACGAAGCGCAAGAAGGCGAAAGACCTTTACTTAGCTGACGTAACATCATACTTTGACAAGCACGATGCGTTCAACGCTAAGAGGTTCGAGATACACTTAACTTACAATGGCCGTTACGATTGTGATAATGCGATAATCGCCGTTAAGTTCTTAGCAGACTCTATCACTGCTCTAGGTATCGTGAAGGATGATAGCAAAAAGTATTTTCAAAAGATGTCTATTAAGGTAGACACTAACCTACCCTCTGACACTTACGTGGCTAGGGTTAAATTTATAGACGTAGAGTATGGAAAGTATTTATGATAGCGCTCTTAGTATTCTTGCTACGGCGCTTCTGTTTGTTGGATTGTTTATGTTCGAGCCGTACAACAAGCTCACAGAAAAGTACCTGAACTTCAAGCCGTTTAACTGTTTGTTTTGCTTCTCCTTTTGGGGCAGTATCCTAGTCCTTATGTATCTAGGAATCAATCCGTTATACGCTATCATCTGCGCTTTTATCGCAGAACTAACCTTTAGAAAAATCATCTAATGCAAAAACGAACAACAAAGATAGAGGAGTTCACAACTTCGCACTCCTACGAGGAGATTACGAATATGGAAACTGAGTTCCTTCTACAGCTTTACGGGGCTGTAACGAGCCTAGTCATTGACAGACAAAAAGTATCACTGCTAAATATTTCAAAGATAGTCAAAGTATCCACTAAGGAGCTTATGGATTACCTTCCTGAGATAACAGAAATGCAACGTCAAATAGACCTTAACGCCAATGAGTAGGTATGACAAGAACTTAATAGAGGAAGAGGCTATTAAGTCTATAAGAAACGGTAGGATAACAGAACCTATAGGTCAGTTTACTTTAGACAGGGCTGAGGAGATATCTGCGGGTATCTTCAAGCCCTCGTCTGAGGAGTTTCATAAAGCTCTAGTAGACTATGCTGTTTTAAAGGTGTGCGAGGAGTTCCTAGACAAGTATGTAGAGGGACGTTCTGCGGCTAACCTTATAATAAGTATGGTTCACAGCGGTATGATTGACAGGATTAGAGCGGCTAGGTGGAAGGATGTCTATGGTGAGCTTAACAAGTCTCACGTACAGGTAATCGACATTGAAGGCAGGCGAAAGTCCGAGTTGATGCAAACTTCAAAAGATGACACTATAAGCAGGGTGCTTAGTGGTGATAATGTAAATGACCTATTGTAATGAGAAACCTAACGATTGATAATTTTGAGAACGATAACAAGACTATTGCGGTTGGTGATAAAGCTGACTCAATGGTTCGTAGAGACAAAGGGTTTTGGGACGCGTACAACGCAGAACGAGACACAACTAAAAACAAATAATATGGCTAATTTAGAAATGTATGGGCTTAAGCGCTCGAAGAGAAATATTACTAAGATATTCCTTCACTGTTCAGCGACTCCCGAAGGTCGCGAACACGATGTCGAAGACATTAGACTATGGCATACAAGCAAGGGTTGGAAGGACGTTGGCTACCATTACGTGGTCAAGCTAGACGGAACTGTAGAAGAGGGACGCAGTGTTAACTTGGACGGCGCTCACGCTAAGGGCCACAACCAAGATAGTATCGCAGTCTGCTATATCGGTGGATTAACTAAGAGCGGTAAGACTGCTAAGGATACACGTACAGAGCCTCAGGTATATGCGTTGCACACGCTTCTGTCAGACCTTAAGAAGATTTACCCAAAAGCTACGTTGCACGGGCACAATGAGTTCAGCTCAAAGGCTTGCCCTAGCTTTGACGTACAGTCTGAGTATTACTACATTAACAACAAAACTGTTAAGGAAGAGATTATGGATAATGAATTTGAAATGGACGGAGACTTCGCTGACTTCGTTAACGACCTCACGGAAGACAAGGCTAACGACAACGCGGTTTGCGGTATAGATAGCGAGGACTGTGATAGCTGCGGTGCGTAATGAGTACGGGTATATTCAAAACAATAACTAGTCTGTACAAGGGTGTGCAGACAGCGGTTAAGAGCGGCGGCGGCATTGAGTCCGTCGCTAAACTACTTGACGAATACAAGCTCACTGAAGAGGAAATCTTCAACGCTGAGGTTGAGTACGAGAGAGAGTTGACTAAGCGCCTTCAGGCTGATATGGGTAGCGACAATGTGCTAGCCAAGTCTGTCAGGCCACTAGGCTTTATGATATGGACGGTAATGATTCTAGCAATCATATTCACCGACGGTAACATAGGGTCGTTCGAGATTAACAAGGCATACTTGCCGCTTATAGAGACAACGTATACTGCTTACATCACATTCTACATTGGTAGTCGTGGTATAGAGAAAGCTATGCGTGTTTGGAAGAAGTCAGACAAGTAGGTATAACCAAGAGAGGGGAGTCCGTAATGGATTCCCCTTTTTTTTGGTTTAAATTCAACCTGCCTTAATTAGCCCGTCGTTTCTTAGTTAAAAGATACCACTTATGAAGAGAGTATCCAAGACCAACCAACAACGTTAGTGTTGTTAATGCTACATTAATATCAACTAACCCAAAGCCAACCGCTGATAAATTCACCGCGTAGAATTTTATGTCTTCTATATTCATCTTACTTCCCATAATCTTTACTCCCGCCCTACCTAACCTTTAAATTATTAACTCAATCCTGATATATTTACTGTTTCGAAATCATTAGCCTGCATACTATTAAGCTGTAGCTTAACATAGTTTTGGTCAGTAGTGTCAACGTGATTTCTAATGCCGTTAGCAAAAGAGTCACTAGTACCGTCTCCCATTAGCCAAATCTGAGTAGCATACTTGCTATTACTGTTTGAAGGGCCATACGTGAAGTTAGACCCACTCGAACCATATCTAGCACTTACACCGTCCTTATAGTCATCTTCCCACTTAATAGGGTCTGTAAGCATAAGTTTAATCTCAGCGTCAGTAGGCTTTGTTACTCCCTTGCGTAGTGTGGTTACAACCATACTAGCAACTCTACCGTGAAAGCTTCTATTTGAACCACGTCCACCGATAGTAAAGTCTCCCCCTATAGTTCTGTCCATTCTAACGCCTGTAGATACCCAATTGTTAACATTGCTACCTACATCATACAGATTGCTAAATACAGGAACAGAATCGTTAGTTCCCATTAATCTAATATCAAAAGCGTTAACTAGGTTAGCAGCAGTAGCGTCAGCCGAGTTCAAACGAGTACCGTCGTGTGATATGTAAATACCCCACCATTGACCTGTTGACTGATTATATGAACCACCGTAGTTGCCTAGGTGGTATTCATTGTACCCTACGCCGTCACGTCCCCAACCGAAGTATAATTCTCCGTTCGCACCTGTCATACGTAAATAGATATTGTCATCTCCTGTGGCTGCACCCTCACCGCTATTCCATATGTGTTGGTTAGTGGTATTGTTAGGGGTTTGGAATACAATAGCAGTAGCCCAAGGTCGCGAATATGTGTCACTACTCGTCTTTGAAGAGTCAGTGTTAGCAGAAGCTAACTGAGATAAACCATTCATTCTTAGTGCGTTCGATGCTGTGCTTTGAGTAACTTGCTTTACGTACTCACTACCACCGCTGAATTTTAGAGCCTTAACCCAAGGCGTTAGTACTGTAGCCGCAGGAGCGTCTTCATTAGTTACCGTGAGGGTCAAAGAACCTACACTACTTCCGTATGCGTTAGCCTTTGTTACGCTAATAACGTATTCGTCACTAGGGTTAGCTACGTTGTCTCCTGTAACTTCAGGGGCAGTACCCTGTAGATACCCTGATACAGAATTGTAAGCTAGTCCTGTGGGAATGTTAGAAAGTGCGTAAGTGTTAGCGTCTCCCGCAGGCTTAATCTGAAGGTTGATGTTATCGCCTTCCGCTACGGTTATGCTTTGACTAAACTGACTAGGAATATAGTTAGCGTCGTCTCCTGTTTGTATTTCATTCCAAGCAATCCCAACAGGTGAGCTAGGAGCTGCACTCTGAGCGTGGAACATATATGTCTGAGGCATATACCAAGTCTGAACAGAAGGCTGCTCATCAGCAAATGTATGAGTGTGAGCTGCACCTGCGCCTGAAGCGGCAGTTCCGTAAAGCTCGTCAATCATTATAGCGTCTGCCTCGTTAGAGAACAACGGGTAGTAGAACTCTGTGTCAGGAGACTCAACGTAATACCAAGTAGCACTAGCGCCTAAGACAGCTTCGTTTACAGTCATATTACGAACACCGTTCAGCTCGTTAGCCAAAGGCATAACACCGAAGAACCTCAACTCAGTTCCCGCTGATACTACATTCTCGCTACGACATATAACCTCAAACACATTAGCTGAAGTTTCGTGAGCTATGTACACTCTACCGTCGTTATCACGGCCTAGTCTGAATTTAGTTTTAGTCTGAGGGCTGTTAGAAAATCCTGCCTCATTAATCTTACCTGCTCCGTTAGTCGCGTCAGCGAACGTAAATGCACTAGGGTATAGTCTAAGGTACAAAAGACCTTTAACCTCGTTACCTGCAACGTCAGCGTCCAAATCAGCCACGTCGTAAGTAGTCTCGTCAAACAGACCTATATAAACACCTCTAGAGTTAGTCCAATCTCCACCGTCTTGCTCGAACTCAAAGTATTCGCCATTCTCGGATATAGTCTCGTTAGAGTAAAATCCATTGCTAGTATCAAAGTTACCCGCCTCAGCAGTAGAGGTGAATCCTAGAGTTGCGCCTGAGCCTGTCTCGGTAATTCTATCTCCATACACGGTGAAGGTAGCTGTGCTGTCTGTCGTGGTAACGGTAGTCTGAGTGTTACCTGTGTTAGAGCCTACAGTAGTTCCGCCTAACACTTCGTTAAGTCTGTCTACAGCAGCGTCAATTGTATTAAATCCTGAAACAACACCGTCTAAAACACTAACATTGTAGTATCTTAAATGAGTGTAGATGTCCTTGCTACCGCGAACGGTAGATATCTTAATAGTTCCGTCAGCTTGGCTAGAAGCGTGTAAAGAGTTTACAGCGTATATATCACCATTGCTAAACAAAACCGTAGTGTCTGTAGCGTCTCTCTGAGCGTCTAAAACGTCAGTCTGACTAAACACGAATGTACCCGTGTTGCTGAGTACGTTTGCGTTATCAGTTATGTATTGGGCACAGTCAGACGGTGATACAAAATCATTACCGTCTCTGTCCTGAAAGTCTGTGTAAGGAAGATTGAAGAACTCATAAATTACAGTTCCCTCTTCTACAGTTCTAATCTTGTTGACTACATTTATGTTATTCGAGTTAGACTCGTTTATTTCTCCCTCTAGACAAGAGTTCCAATATACAGGGTTTGTAGAGCCTACGAATGTGATACAGTTTCCCGCATCGTTTCTTGTTACTTTAATCGCCATACTGTTATCTTAAAATAGTTACTAATAAACCCAAAGGCTGAATAATCACGGGGTTGTCTGCTTTGATAGCAGGCAGCGCTAGAGCGTTAACATCTTCGTTAGATGTAATCCAAGCCGATATCTCTACCCTGTTGAGGTATGTGTTACCAACTGTACCTAGACCATAGAATACAGGAGAAGTCGTCAGAGGGAACGTGTATGTAATGTCATCGCTGTCGTTACGGTTAGAATACCAAAGCGCAGGCTCTATAGTCGTATTAGCAATCTGAGGTATTACATTGAAGTCGAAGCGCACACGTAGTTGGTCGCCGTAGTTAAGGTCATTGAGCTTTATGCGCCCTGTAGAACCCTCGTAACCCGTTCCGCTAGAGGTTGGGTATGCAGTGTCGTAGTCAAACGTGTAGTCAAACAAAGAACTTACACCTTCAGGAAGGTTAGCTCCCTGAAACAATCCTATACCCGTTGTTCCCGAAGGAGTTGGTGTTGACCAATATGGGTTATCAACAGCTAAGTGAACAGCCTCACTAAGACTAAGAACTTTGTAAGAAGACGCATCTACGTCAGCCTGAGTGTAGTTTATACCACCACCCGCTTCCCAAACGTAATCGTTTGTAAGAGGCTTGTCAGCGAATGCACCTGTGTGCGAATAGCCCGACTCACCGTCGCGTGAAGGCGCTGATTGTACAGCATATTCTGTTACCGTTCCGTTAGTCTCAGTTCTCTTTACTTGCAATGCCTCGTTAGCTACGTCCCATTCTAGACCGTAGATACCTGACTTGCGAGCAACAGAGTGAGATATATTTATCTTATCACTGTTCTGTGTAGGCATATTGTGTTTGTGTTAGGGTTGTTATAACTTGTTTACTAGCAATCCGTTTCCGAGTTACTTGTGCTACCATTAGGGTAGAATACAGAGCCGTCTAAACCAACAGAGTCCTCATCGTTAAACAAGTCATTGTTACACCCTTCTGCCTGAGCAATCGCTAGAAGGTCAGCGTCAGCTTTTACAAACTTAATGATTCTGTCCTGAACGTATCCTGCCTTAGATATGATTGAATCTGACAACGCATCTAGAGTGTATTGACTCTGACTCTGTGCGTCTGTGTTACTGTGAGAAGCAGCAGCCGTCCTAGTGAACGTGATAGCAGCCTTTGCCGTGTGCATAGCTAAACAATACTTAACTAGCTTCATAAGCTCCTGCTCTGTAGCTGTAAGGTTCTGAGCTAGCATACCCGCCTCTAGGTATTCGTACAGGCAAGTGCCTAGTACGTCCTGAATTGTTGTGAACTGTTCAATCTGAACTATAGACAAAACGTTAGCTCTGTCCATCTTGTTAGGAAGAGGGAAGTTCTTGTATAGGTAATTGTCGTCTATGAATAAAATATCTACCATTACTTCTCTTCTTTAGGGGTTACATCTGTTGTGTTAGCACCTTTAATACTCTCTAGGTTGATAGGCTCCTCTACTACATCGAGAGACATTCCACCCAAACCGACTGTATCAAGGAGGCGCTGCACACCATTAAATAAAATCTCTCTGTTAGGTAGCGTTTCAGTAGCACGGAAAATTTGGTAAGCAGTGATAAGCTCGTTACCCGTACCTCCAAGTTTACCGCTAACCATAACACCAAATAGCGTAGGGCTTGTAACATTGTGTGCAGTTAGAATTTTAGCATCGTTTAGTCTAGAAAGAACATCTACAGTCTTATCTAGGTTTGAAATATCTAGTGACTCAATAGTGGGTTTGTCTTCAGGCTTCTTAACCCAAGCTAACATAGCTTGCTCACCGTCAGTTCCCGTGAATGAGTTCTTGAACGCCTCGTACTCCTTTTGCTTCTGCTCAGGACTCATATTACGTCCAACGAACGTGGCCATAACCTTAGGCGTAAATCCGTTCTCGGCGCTGTTCTTAATGTGCTTACCGAAAGCAAAGTCAGCCGAGATATAATGGAATGCAGAAATGTAGTTAGGCACACCGTAGAACTCGTTACCTGAGAACGGGTTAGTAACATACAATACAGCTTCAGTCTGCTTCTTATCCCACTTGTTGAACGCGGGTATAACGCGAGCCTCATTGTGCTGCATAGAGTCTGCGCCCTGACCGAACATACGGCGAACTATGTAATTAGTTACCTCACCCTTGTTGTTAGGTTCTGCCGCACGTACACCCTTAATGTCTAGCGAGCTGAGTTCTAGTATCTTAGTACGTTCCTTGTTCCATCTGATATACATAGCGTAAGCGCCTGACTTCTCGTATTGAAAAGACGCGTGAGTTAACACGTCGTATAGACCCTTGTTAGCGCCCGCACAGTTCTGTACAAACACCTTAAGTTCTGCCTTAGCCTTCTTAGTCTGTAGGAATGAGTCGTCGTAAGAGACGTCTGTGCCTACGACCATCTTGGCCTTCTTGGTTAGGATACCTGCGTGAACAGGAGACTGACGTAGCATCTTGTCTAGCATAACAGGAAAGTCATCCTGAACACCGAACTTAATGTACGAGCCTTTGTTTGTTTGCCCTAAACGATACTTACCGTTAAGGTCGCGAATAGCATTCTCCAACTCATTAGAGGCTATGCTACTGCTTGTCGCCTGCACGTTGGTGTACGATGCAAACGTCTCAATTACTCTGTCAAATAAACCCATTTAATTCTTTTTAGAAGATTATTGAATCACCATAGATATCAGCAGTATCAACACTCGTTCTGTCGTTATCTTCCACTAGAGCTAAAAACTCTACAACTGTGTCAGACCCGCCTGAACTAACGTCTCTAAGGCTAAATACATACTCTCCCGACTCTATAACATTAGATGTTAAATCTACAATTATCGTAGCAAAGTCTTTGCAATTGCTAGGTAAATGTACACCAACAGAAAAGGTATAGGCGCGAGAAAAATCAGAACTAGACAGAAGGTCAACTTCGTAAAATTGACTACTCATATCATAAGTCCTGATAACAGAAATTATATTAACTTCCTGATTATTTAGTCTCTTCATTCGCTTTTTTGATAGTACCTGTAGCTACGTCGATTTGAACGTCTCCGTATTTCTTTTGTAACACTTCTTTATAACCGTCAACTGACTCACGCATAGCGCGATAGTGATTAACAGCGTTTGATTTCTGTAGTTCTAGATTGGCGATAACGCCCTCTATCTTCTTAATCTCAGCTACAATCTCCTTGAGACTAGCTAATTCTTTTTTGGTTAACTTCATAGTGGTTATTTAAAGTAAGTGCCCTTTTTATAATTTACGAAATTATCGTATGTGCTTTTTGTTTATCAATATCACTCTAAGCGCGTATTCAACTATAGACAGCATCAATAGATATGTGTCTATACCGTTGATATAATACCAACTAAATAGGGCGACTAATGCGTCCCTACCTAGTATGGAGTAAACACCACCGCTAACTAAACCTATGAATAGATAGGTAAAGTATAAATGAGGTATAACGACAATCCTACCGTTCTGACGCTTTGAGCGAATCACGCTCAATACGCGACTCATTAGTAAGCCGTTCTTGCGCCCGTGTCTACCTGAGACGTAGGGAATAACCCTGCGCTGTCCTGAGTGTTGCTATCGAAGCTGTACTCCGTAAGAAGCCCTGTGCTGAACGAATTTGCTGCATTGGCTACTACACCACCATTGTATAGAGAAGTTACGTTAGAGGCGCTTAAAACGCTTCCGAATATCTTTAGCTCGTCGACATTACAGTTCATAGCTCCCGCTGTAGTTGTAGCGTTGTGGTTGTTGTTACCTATGGTGAAGTCGTTAACCGCTATAGTACTTCTTGTTCCTGAGTTAGCGACAGCTTGTGTGGTTACCTCAGTAGCGTTCCAATACAACTTAATACCGTTTGTAGCATTAGACTGAGAAGCGTCATAAGTTACAGTGATTAATGTCCAACCATCTGAGTTGGTGTTTCCTCTATTGGTATTGCTCCAAGCTACGCCTGAGTTAGTGCCTGTTCCTGTTACAGAGTTGTTATCGTGTAAAGAAAACTGTCTGTCGTAATTCGTACTGTTTGTCCTGTGCTTAACTATCAATCGGTTAAAAGACTTGTGGTATTGCAGAAAGAATCTGTTAGATGAGTTGCTCGAAGTATTCGAGAAGTCCCACATAATCTCGTTGGCCGTTGTAGCTAATTGCTTTACCCACATAGATACAGACAAGTCCTGAGAGCCGCTAAGGTTGAACGGAGAACTAGTAGCACTTCTTCTGAGTGCGTCGTAGGTCATAGAGTAGTAGTGCGTGTTTGTGTAAGCACCCGCTGCATTGTGATTGTAGCTAAACCATTCGCTTATAGCGTGAGGCGCAGATTGGTCAGGTCTGTCAGCTACAGCGTTATTGGTGTTTATAGCACCTAGGACTCCCGTAGAAGCATCTGATAGACTGATTATGTCTGTTGAAGTTCTAGAAAGCTCTGTGTTTATTTCAGAGAATTTAATCTGACCGCTAGATTGTAGGGCCATACTATTAAGGATTAAAGATATCAGAGAATGCTACGATGTCGCCTTTAACGTGAAGCTCACCGTCGCTCTGTAGCCTAGCTACCCACGCACCCGCTGTGTAGAAATCTGTGTGTCCATTGCCGTCTACATTGAACTGAATGTAGTTATTGCTATCCTTTCCTATATAGGATACATCGCGCAAGTCAGACTCAACAGAGAAAACTGTCCCTGTCAAATCTAAACCTGTGCCCGCGGAATACGTAGTATTAGTAGACGCGAGAGTAACCACACCACCCGCGCTATAACTAACACTTACATTACTTCCTGCTGTGATATCAACTGTACCGCCGCTAGAAACGGTAGTACGCTGTGTGCCGTTGGTCTTAAGGTTAAAAGAACTGTAGTTATCGTAAAGACCCGCGTGGTCGCCCCACCCGTAAGCGGTGTTCCAATTAGTCGAGTTACCGCTTGTTGCAGTTACCGTTCCGTCTACTTCTAAATCTGTTATTACCTTATTAGCCATATTCTGTTGTGGTTAAAAAATAGAAGGGCGGCGTTAACCGCCCCGCTATAAAGTTATTATTAAGCTCTTGTTCCGTGTGCGATGATTTTCCAATCTCCCGCAGGTAGAACTACACTAATCTCAACGTTGGTCGTATCTAATACAACGTCTGTAGCAACCTGTTGGTAGTTACTTGAAGATACGTCATAAACCTGAACTACAGCACCCGCTGATAAGTCTAAGTTGTGACCGCCAATCTTAAGTGTACCACCCGCGTAGCTAGCCTCACTATGAGTGTAAGTGTGGTGAGTTGTAACAACGTCGATGTCAGCAGTAGAGTCTTGGTAGACTACGCTTAGACCGCTTTCAATGTTTCCGCTGAACATTGCACCTACAACGTCTTCAATCTCTTCGTCAGTACGCTGTGTGTTGTTGTCAACTACAGGGCCTGTAGCAAGAGCAGTTACACGACCTTGAGCATCAACTGTGATTGTATCAATCTTAGTACCGTCAGCAGCATCACCGTAAGTACCCGCACCAATACCCGCAGCAGGTACAGCAGTTAGGTATCCTTCAACACCGTGGTCGCCCCAACCGAAAGCAGTATCCCAATTTGAAATCTTGGTTGCTGTAATACCGTTAGCAACGTGAGCAGTAAATACAGGGTCAGTTTCAGTGAAAGACTGTAAGTAACGTCCGTCTAAAGATACAGAAGCACCTGCGTTACCCTGACCTGTTAATGTCAACGTACCGCTAGCAAAAGAAGCACCGCTAATGTAGTCGATGTCGTTATCGTTAGCAGAAGTAAATGTAACCTCGTCAGTACCTGTAGTGATAGTCATACCACCCGCTCCTACGAAGGTAACTGTGTCTCCTGCGCTTGAAGCAGCAACAGAAGTCTGTCCTGATACGGCGATAGTTCCGTAATCGTTAGACTCAGTAAA